CCGCGACGTTACTAGTGACACTAGTGGCGTCTTTGGCCATGTGGTCCCTTCTCGCCCGAAATGGGCTCGAAGGGGGCTGGGATTCTTTCCCGAATCTCAGAAGCTATGTCTTGGTCAACTGTGACCAAGCTCTCGCGAGAGAGCTTGGCCCATCGTACAAGCGCGGGAACCCCACCAGACCTCGAAAGAGGCTTGGCGGGCTTGACCCCCATACGACGGAACACAGTCGACCTTCTTGTCCTATCTGGTCTATCCGCAGCCCTCTTCCGCTTGAAGTGCTCGCCTTCGGAGAGCCTTATCTCATCCTCGATGAGACAGGACTTGAAGGACAGGAGCGCCTCGAGCGGCACGGTCGCAGAACCGCCGGGCTGGAACCACACAGAGATTGCTCTCTGTGCCTTCCAGTACGACGCCGGTTTAACGACGCGAATGAGAGGCTGCGGGTAGAGGCCCGCCTCGCGGAATGGCTTTGTCCCTATCAAGTCAGTTGCAACCACGGCACTTGGCCCCCTGGAAACCAGGGCACCGAGGCGTGCGCGCAAACTGCGAGATACGGACAACCCGCGACCCGTGTATCCGAGGCCACCCACTTGCACAGGAAGATGCAGGCGGGGATCCTTCACGATCCACGGGAAGCGAGCTCTCATCACTCTCTCCATCCGCCTAAGCCCCAGGTTGTCGAGCCTGGGGTCGGCTCCCACCGGTGCCCGAAGGACCGATGGTGGGATGGAGGGAGGGAAATAGAGACCCATTCCGTCCTTGTTCCGCTCTCTTGGTCTCGCAAGAATCTCACAGGCCGTCCAGGAGTGGTCGGACTTAAAGGTCTTGCGGACGTTGAGAGAAGCACCCACGGATTCGACGCGGTCAGCGTACAGGTCCAAGGCCGGACCTCCCCTGCGAGAGGAGGCCTTGATCCTGTAACGCCCCACGGCGTCATCTCCGTGAGTGAGACTCTCAGAGAACGCACTGGTAGCCCAGGCGTTCACCCAAGAGAGCACAACAAAGGACAGAGGCGTGCCCATCGGACTCCCTCGCCGGAACGACCCTTCACCGATCTTGTCGCCAAGGTCAGTGAAGCTCCAGGTCGCTCCGTCTCGCAATCCAAGGCTCCTAAGAGCCATGGTCTCATCCGCAGGACGAATGAGGCCACGACCGATAAGAGCCTCGACGACTACCTTGATACAGGCATGGGAAAGTCCGTCCGTGGCCTTGGACAAGTCCAAGGACGCGAACCTTTCGCCATGTTTGTACTGAAGACCGTTGGGAACCTCAAGGGATCCGTCCTCGATACGCCAGTGGTTGGGAGCCAACCAGCGCAACGAGGAGCGGATCCACGATCCTTCTACAAAGGTCAAGCAATCGGGGACACCGATCACCCGAACCTTGTATCCGGATTGTCTGAGCGCGTGTGCCTTCATGCCAAA